AGTTTTGGTGTATCTGACCCGTTAGGGATCTTCGGTTCACCTGGAGCATAAAACTTTTAGAGGGGGCGAGTAACATCGCCCTTTCTTTTTAATTAAATACCTCTATACTATAAAAATTACCTTAGCAGTCGTATACTACGGCTGACATTTGCCAAGATAAGGAGATTTACATGGCTAATACAACATTCAACGGTGCTGTCCGATCGAAAAATGGTTTCAAAACTATTGATGTAACAGCAGCAACAGGAGCCATCACTGATGGTTTAGTAATTAATTCAGACGGTAATATTTTTACTGATTCTGGTGCACACACTCAGTATGTAGCAGCAACAGGATATGGGCCTGCCGATTTAATTGTAGGTAAAGGCGGTAGCCAATACGGTACAGTTGATCCTTATACTTCAGGAGCTTCTCAACTATTCCCTCTAGGCAGTAGATTACTTTACGGTAATACAGTTTACCGTTATGGCCGACTGGGTTCAGGTGCAGTTACAGCAGGAAAATGTGTAACTCACGCTGCTTCAATAGCACATCACTTTGACTTAACACCTACTGCTGGTGTCGCTGCTGGTGAAACTGCAATATCAGTTGAAACCGCAGGTACTGACATAACACTTAACCAATATGCAGGTGGGTATCTGTATATTAATGACGCTGCGGGCGAAGGTCAGATGCTTAGAATAGAATCTAATCCAGCTCACGACCATTCAGACGACCCTTCAATTGTAATTACTTGTTACGATGATTTAGCAACTGCTATAACAACAAGTTCACGGGTTACTTTAATTGCTGATCCAAATAGTGCTTTAATTGGTCAAGCTGCTACAACTACAGGCGCTACAATGGGCGTAACAGTTGTTGATATAGCCGCTACTCATTATGGTTGGTTCGCAGTTTCAGGCCCAGCTACAGTATTAACTTCAGGAACTTTAGTTGTGGGTAACCACGCAGTACCATTAGGTGCTGTTGGCGCTGTTGGCCCAGCCGCAGGGGATGTAATACAAGTAATTGGTGTAGTTATGATTGTTAACGTAACTACTGACTACTCATTAATTAACCTTACTGGTATTATATAAGTTTCAATCTGGGTGGGGTGAAAGCCCCACCTTCACACTTAGGAGATTAATATGGGTATTTCAGACGTTAAGGTTTTAACTGTAAACGATGAGAACGCTGCAGACGCAGATCGTTTAGTCACCGCAGCTAGACCTAATACGAGTGCGACTATGGCTAATACTACTTTTGCAGGAGGAGCGGCTAGAAACGTTACTGTAACAACTGCAGGTACAAGTGATAACGCAAAAACATGTACAATTACAGGCACAGACGTGTTTGGGGACGCTATGACAGAAGTAATTACTTCAACAGGTTCAGCAGAAGCAGTTGCAGGCGCAAAACTATTTCTTACCGTTTCAGCCGTTGAGTGCTCGGCACAGTACGCGGGTAATATAACAGTAGGTTCAGGATCACTCTGTGCTCAAGCTATAGAAGGCAGTAACAGAATAAGACTTAAAGGCATGTCGATTGTTTCAGGCGGTACAGCAGGAACTATAGAATTTATTAATGGCGCACCTGAAGATGGCACTGCATTGTTTAAAGCTCGAACTATAGGCACAGCTAATACTGTTGTTGATAGAACGATACCCTCAGAAGGTGTTTTATTTGATAGTGGCATGAGTGTTAAATATACGATTGATGTAGTAGATATGGCTACATTCTTTTATGCGTAACTATTACAAATCTGGTGGTGGTGTAAAAACCGCTGCTTGGACTCGTAAAGAAGGTAAGAGCGAGTCAGGAGGACTTAATGAAAAAGGTGTGGCAAGTTACAGGCGGGCCAACCCTGGCAGCAAATTAAAGACCGCTGTTACTACCAAGCCTAGCAAACTTAAAAAAGGCTCTAAGGCCGCTAATCGACGTAAGTCGTTTTGTGCTCGAATGAAGGGCATGAAGAAAAGTAGAACTAGCTCTAAAACGGCAAACGATCCAAATAGCCGTATAAATAAGAGCTTACGTAAATGGAACTGCTAAAAGGAGACTAAAATGTTTGGATGGATTAAAGGAAGACTTAGTGAACCCTCTAGCTACGCAGCAATCGGTGTAGGTATAATAGGTATTGGCATTGTATCAGGTGTAGGTGAATTAGTTTTCATCGGTATCGGGTGTGGTATTCTCGGACTAGTAATGCGTGAAGAAGGAAAAGACAAATGATGATGAAGAAAAAAGGCTACAAAAAAGGCGGCGCTACTAAAAAACAAAAAATAAAAGCCCAAGCTTCTGCTTTAAGAGGTGAAAGCAGGATGCCTTTTAATAAAAAATCAGGGTTATATAGCGATACTGGTGATCGTCAACAGCGAATGTTTATGGAAAAAACTAATAAAAAGAAAAGCCCAATGAAAAGAAAGCCTACTTCTACAGCGGAGGCTCAAGACACTAGAAGTCGTTTACGTGGAACAACAGGTGGTGGAAAGCCTGATGTAAATCCAGCGTACAAAAAAGGTGGTAAGCTGAAGAAAAAAGGTTATGCTATGGGCGGCGCACTTAAAGGTGGTCAGAGCAAACTAGATAAAAACAAAGATGGTAAGATATCTGGTGACGACTTTAAGATGATGAAGAAAAAAGGCGGCGGCATGATGAAGAAAAAAGGTTATGCTATGGGCGGCATGATGAAGAAAAAAGGTATGAAAAAAGGCGGTAAGGTTCGTGGATCAGGCATTGCTAGACAAGGCGTGCGTGCTGCTATAATGGTGTAAAAATGGCTGAGAAGAAACCTAAAAGCAAAAGAAAGTCTTACACTAGACCAAAAGATGTAAGTAGGTATTCTTTAGCGCAGAGGCTTCGACTCGGCCTTAAACCTGAGTATCAATCAGATATTGGGATGCAACGCAAAAGCCTACCAATAGAAGAAAGAATAAATTTAGGGAGCAGTCGAACTAGGGGAAGAAACATAGCAGGTAAGTACGCGGGTAGTGGAAGTTCAGGCATCCCTAAAGAAAAAATAGAACGTGATGATGCAAGAAGAGAGCTTGTTAAAGACAGGGAACTTATTAAAAAATATGGTAAAGATGCCATGAAAGCCAGATCCTTTAACACTGTACGAGATTATGCAGGAGAAGGTATGAAAAAAGGCGGTAAGGTTCGTGGAGCAGGCATTGCTAAACAAGGTATACGAAAGTGTAAAATGGTGTAAAGTGACTATAAGTCGAGCAAGTATGCAGACGCAAATATCTAGGCCACCTAGTAAAGCATCTGCAATATCACAACGCAGGAAGAAAATTGCTGCAGCGAAAAGAAAAAAAGAAAAGAAGGCATAATGCCATATTTAACAAGTAGTATCCCCTACTTTAAAGCGTGGGTTCGGAGAGAGTATACTAAGAATTTAGAAGACTACCACGGGGAGTTTTTACACGCTATGGTTATTGGAGTTACAACAATACCAAATAGAAGTCTTAGTTTCCAAGTTATTTTTACTGGGTGTGAGTCCGATGACACTGATGATCCGAATGTTCATGGTGGAGCTATGTGGGCTAGATTACCCATTACAGCACTCGTTGCTGATGTACCTGTAGAGGAGTGGGCTACAGAGCTACCTCCGTACATGGCACAACCTTGGGATTGTATGTCACATCATCATTCTGTCTATAAGTTAGAGAGAGCGTCTCCAGCTCCCTGGATGGCTAAAGTAGATGGAGAGTTTTACCCTGCTAAGTACTATTTTACTGTAGATTATACGGATAATGAGGTAGCAGATGACCCTGCGCAACATAAACAGAGTCATGTACTTGAATTATTAGACGCGGGAGAGTATACAGGGAATATTGTTGCACTACCCAACAATAGAGTTCGGGTTACACACCCTGCGTGGTTTGAGACAGGCCAAGGAGCGCCAGACTTTAAACCAAATCAACATAGTTATAACTCGAAAGAGGACGTAGGTTACGTATGGGACACAGAACGCGTGTTTAACAATCTATATAAGGATGACGAAGATGATGCGTAGATACTATAAGTCTGGCGGAAAAATCTGCCCAAAAGGTAAGTCTTGGGCAAAGCGTACATTTGATACGTACCCCAGTGCGTATGCTAATATGGCTGCGTCTAAGTACTGTAAAGACCCAAACTATGCTAAAGGTAGTAAGGGGAAGAAAAAGTAATGGGCGACCTAAAGAAATGGGTAGACCAAGATTGGGTCAGGATTGGCACGGATGGTAAAGTCAAAGGCAAATGTGGCACTTCTAAGAACAAGAAGAACCCAGATAGGTGTCTTCCAAGGAGTAAAGCTAATAGTTTAAGTCAATCACAGAGAGCTACAACAGCACGGAAAAAGAAAAGTTCAGGAAAAACTGTAGTAAAAAATACTGAAGCTGCTAAAGTACGTCTTGCAAAGGGTGGTTTGGCTCGTAGAAAAAAAGATATTGCTAGAGGATGTGGCGCAATATTAGAAGGTAGAAGAAAGATGACTCAGTATGTATGAATACACTTTTTAAGGGATAGATAATGGCTACTTCGGGAACTACCGCTTTTGATATGGACTTCACAGAGATTGCTGAAGAAGCATGGGAACGTGCTGGGCGTGAGATGCGCTCTGGGTATGATCTGAGAACTGCTCGTAGGTCTATGAACTTGATGACGATTGAATGGCAGAACCGTGGCATCAATATGTGGACTATAGATAGTGGTACAGTGACACTGGTATCAGGCACTTCGCGGTATGATCTTCCAGCAGATACAGTAGACCTTCTTGAACATGTAGTTCGTACCGATAGTGGAAGCACTACAAAGCAGGCTGATCTTACCATAAGTCGTATTAGCGTGAGTACCTACGCCGCTATCCCAAACAAGTTAACACAAGGTAGACCAATCCAAGTGTGGGTTGAACGATTAGCCACCCCAAAAATCAATGTGTGGCCCGTACCCGATAAAAGTGGGTATATATTTGCGTATTGGCGTATACGTAGAGTAGAAGATGCAGGCAGTGGTGTAGAGACCTCTGACATGACATTTAGGTTCTTACCGTGCCTTGTAGCAGGTCTGGCTTACCATATAGCTATGAAAGTTCCTGAACTTGTTGATAGGGTACAGATGTTAAAAGCAGCGTATGAAGAAGAGTTTAATAGGGCTGCAAGTGAGGATCGAGAGAAGACATCCGCTATTTTTGTACCGCGTATGAGTAGTATATAATATGGCTAGAGCGTTTGCTTCAAATAACAAAGCTATAGCAGAGTGCGATATTTGTGGATTTCAATATAAATTAAAAGAGTTGCGCAATATATTCAAAAAAGGTAAAGATACTAATATAAAAGCGTGTCGTGAGTGTTGGGGTTCAGACCACCCACAGAACAAATTGGGTGAACTTCCTGTACACGATCCACAAGCAATACGTAATCCACGCCCCGATTTTGCAGGGCGCGATAGCAGTAGAAATATACAGTGGGGATGGGACCCCGTAGGCGATGCAAAGAATATTTATGATTTGACTATTAATAACTTAGAAGCAACTGGAGCTATAGGTGACGTAACTGTAACAACTACATAGGAAAAAAGGGCCAATAGGTTAAAATATGAATTACGCTTCGCTTAAAACAAATATTGCTGACATTTGTGAAACAACTTTTACCGATGACCAGCTCGCTATGTTTACACAACAAGCGGAAGAAAAAATATTACTAGCGGTAGATATACCCGCGTTACGTAAGGTAGATGACGGACCTTTAGTATCTACAAACAAACTTTACACGCTACCCACTGATTATCTCTATACTTATAGTATATCTATTATAAGTAGTAGCACGCATACGTATTTACTAAACAAAGACGTTAATTTTTTAAAAGAAGCATACCCTTCTACCGCTAGCGCAAAATATGGCGCTCCTAAGTTTTATGCCCAATATAGCGAAACACAGATTCAATTAGCTCCTACACCTGACGCTAATTACGAACTTGAGCATATATACGGATACTACCCTACTTCTATTGTAAGCGGTAGTACTTCCTGGCTTGGGGATAATGCAAGCGCTGCACTGCTTAATGGCGCTTTGATAGAAGCAGCAAGATTTCAAAAAGCAGAAGCAGATGTAATTGCTAACTATGACAAAATGTTTGGATTGTCGCTTGAGTTGTTAAAAAACTTTGGGGATGGTAAGTTACGACGAGATGCGTACCGTTCTGGACAATATAGAACCCCCGTGACTTAGGAGTATACCATGGCCTTTACTGGAAACTACATGTGTACATCGTTTAAAGTTGCTCTATTGAATGGAGAAATGGATTTTAGCAGTGATACGTCTCAAAGTTTCAAAATCGCGTTATATACATCTAGTGCCACTTTAAACGCAGAGACAACAGCTTACTCTACTACAAATGAGACATCTGGCACAGGTTATACTGCAGGGGGTAACACTCTAACTATAGCTACTAACCCTACTAATGATACTTCGAGCACAGTAGCTTATTTAGATTTTTCTGATACAACATGGACAAGTTCCTCTATTACAGCACGCGGAGCACTTATTTATAAAACTGGAGGCACAACCCCTGCTGTGGCTGTATTAGACTTCGGTTCAGATAAAACATCAAGTGATAGCACATTTACAGTGACATTTCCAACTTCAGCCGTTACAAGTGCTATTATACGTATTGCATAGGAAGGTTAACACATGGCAAGTACATACGTAAACGATCTCAGACTAGAAGAGATAGGTACGGGCGAACAGTCTGGTACGTGGGGCGCTACAACTAATACTAATTTAGAACTTATAGCCGAAGCTTTTAGTTATGGATCAGAAGCAATAGCAAACGCTTCTACTCATACTATAACTGTAGCAGATGGTGCTAGTGATGAGGCACGTTCTTTCTACATGAAATGTACAGGAGGTGGTCAGGCTAGTACAGTAACGCTTGCTCCTAACACATTATCTAAAGTATGGATGATTGAGAACGCTACAAGTTACACTTTAACTTTTACCCAAGGATCTGGCGCAAATGTAGCAATTCTTGCTGGCGAAGTAAAAATGATTGCTACTGATGGTGGTGGTTCTACCGCTGTTATATATGATTTATTTACCGATGTTAACTTAGCAGGTACAACTAAAGTAGCTGCACTAACAACATCGGGTAACGTATCTGTAGGTGGAAACCTTGATGTTACAGGAACGTTTGATTTAAGTGATTCTAACTTTACTAACGCTGGAAATATACAATTAGATAGTATATCAGGTGACGCAGACACAGACACAAGTATTACCTTTAGTGGATCAGATGTTATTACTATTGCTAATGGTGGAACAGGTCAAGTTACCTTTAATAATGGTTCTATTGTTCCTGTAACAGATAACGATATAGATTTAGGTACTTCTTCTTTAGAATTTAAAGACGCTTACTTTGACGGGACAGTAACGACAGACGCTATCGTAGCGGATACTGCTGACATAAATGGTGGTACAGTTGACGGAGCTGTCATTGGTGGAGCATCTGCCGCCGCTGCAAGTGTAACTACTCTAGCTGCATCAGGAGCTATTACTGGGTCTAGTACAGTACAAGGTACAACAATAACTGCTACATCCGCATTTGTACCTGGGACATCAGATGGCGCTGCATTAGGCACAACATCACTAGAGTTTAGTGATTTATTTTTAGCTGATAGTAGCGTTATAAATTTAGGTGCAGACCAAGATGTCTCCCTGACACACGTACATGATACAGGCATACTGTTAAACAGTACTAGACAATTACAATTTGGTGATAGTGGTACATATATACATCAATCAGCAGACGGGGTACTGGACTTAGTATCTGACACAGAGATTGAAATAAATGCTACAACCATAGATATAAACGGTGCAGTAGATGTTAGTGGAGAGATAGCCGCAGCTTCATTAGACATATCAGGTAATGTTGACATTGACGGCACAACCAACCTTGATGCTGTAGATATTGACGGTGCAGTACAGCTAGACGCTACATTTACTGTAGGTGCTAACGACCAAGGCTACGATGTAATATTATATGGTGACAGTGCCTCTGCTAATATGACTTGGGATACCTCTGCAGATGATTTAATATTGAACGGTGCAGCAGGGCTTATTGTTCCTGACGGACAACTAACACTTGGTAGTACAGCCGTAACATCAACAGCCGCAGAGATTAATTTAATTGATGGTGGTACATCAAGAGGTACAACTGCTGTAGCTTCAGGTGACGGTATCCTCATCAATGACGCTGGCACTATGCGTATGACTAACGTAGATACTGTGTCTACATACTTCTCTAGTCACAATGTTGGTGGTGGTAATGTTGTTACAACTGGAGCATTAAACTCAGGTTCTATCACATCTGGTTTTGGTACAATAGACACAGGTTCTTCTACTATTACAACAACAGGTGTAATTACTGGTGGTACACTAGAAGCTACAACAGATACGGCTGCAGGGGATAACGCAGCAATAGGTTACACTGCAGCAGAAGGACTTATACTTACAGGTCAAGGCTCAACGAATGACGTAACAATCAAAAATGACGCTGACACTATTGTTATGCGTGTTCCAACTGGTACAGATGACGTAGTCTTTACAGATAATGTTACTATATCAGGTGACTTAACTGTTAGTGGTGATACAACAACTGTTAGCACAACTAACATGGTAGTGTCAGATAACCTAATTGAACTAAACAACGGTGCGTCATCTAATGCTAACGACAGTGGTATTGTTATTGAACGTGGTTCAACAGGTGACAATGCTATCTTTATGTGGGATGAAAGTGCAGATACATTTGTATTAGGTACAACAACAGCTACAGGATCTGCAACAGGAAACATATCAGTCACTGACGGTGCATTACAAGCAGGGTCTCTTGATATATCAGGAAACATTGATGTAGACGGCACAGCTAACCTGGATGTAGTGGACATTGACGGTGCTGTTGACATGGCTACAACTTTAGCAGTCGCTGGAAATGTAGACTTTAATGGTGACTTAGATGTTGATGGTACAACTAACTTAGATGCAGTAGACATTGATGGCGCGGTTGATATGGCGACTACGCTTTCAGTTACAGGTAACGTAACTCTAGGCGGTCAACTTATTATGCCTGATGTTACATCCACTAAAATACTAGTAGCTGACGGCACTAGCTACCAAGAAGTAGCTGTAAGTGGTGATGTTACTATAGCTAACACAGGAGCTGTAACGATAGCTGCAAATGCAGTAGAAGGCTCTATGTTAAATGACAATACAATATCAGGACAGACTGCTTTAACTTCAGGTCTTGCTACAGATGATGAACTACTAGTAAGTGATGGTGGCACACTTAAACGCATGGATGTAAGTGTGTTAACAACATTAACAGATGATAATGCCACTGCTTTAGCGATTGCATTAGGATAATAAAGGAAAGATAGAATGGCAAATACGTTTAAGGTTATAAATTTTGCAGCAGAGCCAGCAAGTAGTGGAACTCCTTATGTAGTTTATACTGCAGCTAGTAGTACAACTACGGTTGTTCTGGGTTTAATTTTAGCTAACATACATACGACAGAAGTTA